AAGGCTCGCACTGATTTGTCCAGCGAAGCTGTCTCCATAACGGCGGCTCTTCCGGATGAAGGGAAACGCCATGATGAACCCTTCCCTTGTGATGCATGATCATGTTATTGACGGCAATCACTTCCACTTTTTCAAAATTGATCTTTTCGCAGTCCTCCCAGATAGTCCGGCCAGAACCCAAGACCACCGCCGTGCCCTTGAAGTTCCCGGCGCACTTCGGCATCGGGTGAATGTCTGCGCGTCCATAAATGCCGTTCGATTCCCACAAAACAGGGTCAGTCATGCTTTGCACCTCGCGCCACGAAAATGAACACGCTTCCCGTGTCTTCAACCAGTCGGATGCAATCCCAATAACTTTGCAGCCTGGCAAACCACCACGGACAAGGCCGTACGGTCAAGTGAAGCGTTTCCCCGATCTTTTTTCCCCACGAATCCGGGACGCCGCTGATTGCGAAAAAACAGTTCGCAACCCTTCCGGCCATTTGCCGCAATGATTCTTCGACTTTATCCGGCGGGATATGTTCCATCACGTCACAACAGAAACCCCAGTCCGCCGCCGGAAGGCCATCAGGCAACGCCCACAAAGGCCCCTGAAGGAACTTTTCCCCGAAGTCGTGCCGTAACCCTTCTTTTGAAATATCGACCGCCCAGGCGTCAAATCCGCGCGAGAGAAAAGCCAGTGCTGCGTCACCCGTCCCGGTCCCAAAGTCGATGACTGAACAGCCTCGCGGCATATACCCCTCCGCTGTTCTGACATGAGCCACGCCAGGACCCGGCGAATATCCCGGGACATTGTGCATGCGGTCGTATTTATCTTTTTCGATTGCCGCTGTTTCCATGCTCTACCTGGGATGTGCCGCATAGGCGCTTAATAAGCCAGTGGTCCCAGTTGACGTATTCAATCGGGTAATAACCGGAACCGTCCCAATTTGTGCAGATCGTGACCTTTTCCATCAGCGTACCGATGGAGCGGGAGCTTTGAGGCCCCCGCTCCGGTTAAAGGTTAATTCGCCGCAGCCTTCAAAATGATCACCTCGACCGCGCCGGTAGCCTCTTCTACACCCGTCTTGAGGATGATCGGAATCGGGCTGGTGGTGGTGTTTTTGTAGCCAACACCTTCCGCCTTGGCGCACTGCGTACACTGGCCCCCCGTGGTGAATACGGTCGCCGCAAGGTAGCGGTCGTCATCGCCCGAGTCGCCCAACTTCAGCGTGGTTGCGCTTCCGAGATCAGCACCAATGACCCACCCCGTCAGAAAGACTTCGCCCGGCATCAATACGCCGACGTTAACTTCAGTCGCTATAGCCGCACTCGCAAAGGTGTAGCTGTCATGCGTCGCACGGACCTTGCCGCCCCACTCCGCGCCCATAAATGTCGCGGGAGAAGGGGCTGCATATTTGGTGTAATTCGCTCCACTAGCCATTGTTATTCACCTCCTTAACTTTCCAGGCAGTCGATTTCGACAATGCCTTTTTCGTCCATGCGGGTCGCGCCGATGGACATACCCAGGTAAACTTGAGTTGCCATGTTTTTATCGCGGCGCGGTCCTACGTCGGTCACAATATCCAGACCGATAGCCAGCAAGAGGCTATTTTTCTGCCCCGCGATACATTTTCGGATGCTCGATCCGACTTCCAGCCGCTCAGACCGGATGAATTTGAACCCCAAGAAGGTGTCCAGCTGCCCGGCGGCCAACGCTTTGACAGTGTTGTAGTCGGTTGATTTGACCTCGATTGTATTCAGCAACGCGGAGACCTGTTTGCTTCCCAGGATGACAAAACGTCCTTCCTCATCCACTTCGTTGCCGTCCAAAATCTCTTTGGCGCTCAGAAGTTTTGCCAGGGTCATATCGGTTGACGCATTGGCAATCTGATTGTTTGAGGTGTCAAAGGCATAGGACGTGGAACCATCCACGCCGCCGTAAGCGGTCCCAAATGCGGCCGTGATCAATTCGTCATCCATCGCGCGGTTCATCGCGTTCCGGGCGTTGATCGCGTACAGGCTAGACGGATCAATCAGGACTTTTTTGAGGTCCATATTGTCCACCAGGTCAGCCCAATCATAATCGACCAATGATACCCGGCGGCGAACATGAGGTGTTGACACTAGCGGCGTGTCGGCGTGGCGCGACGTGCGCTTGACTGCTGCGGTTGAATTGAGCTGGTCAAAGAAAGCGTTTTTGCCGACAACGCCCGTTTCGACACGGACGACTTGCCGCAGACGGCTTTCCTTCTGCTGCATGAGAATCTGCACGTTGGCCGAATACTGTTCCACCATTGCAGTGGTAATTTCGTAACTCATAAGTACCTCCGAAAAATTTAGTTTCAAATTTTTCGACGGCTCTGCCCGTTAAACGGAAACCATCTCGACGCTTCACGCTGCGTCGTGTTCACGGCTGGCTTTCAGCTTGCACGGACTCTTACGAGCTACCCGAATTACATAATTACTTCTTAACCCCCTTTGATCGCGGACCCCGCAGGGCTGCCCGCTAATGAATTATATGGGCCTACTTCACTTGGTTACACTTGCTACTTTGTTCGTCGGATGGGCCAATTTTATCCATCTCTGTTTCCAGCAAGACTTTATGTGTTTCAGCCCACATAAAATTTTAATTATTCTCTCCAACGCCCCCGCCACGAATCCGGCGGATTGTTGGCCTTGTTACAGATTGCCTCCAACTCATGCACTGGGCGCGTCAAATCAAACGTCCTGCCCGTGTTGTTGCTGATTTCTTGCAGTTCCCGGAGTAGCGGATAGGGAAGCTCAGAAACCCTATCCACTACCCCAGGAGGCACCGGAGGAGGAGAGGCAACCGGCAAATCATTTGTCTTGTTTTTCTTCGGTCTTGCCATCTTTAACCCTCGCTTCGCGTTCTTCCGCTCTTTGCCGGTCCTCTGTGACCTGTCTTTCGTTTGGCTGTCCGAATTTACTAACAACCCTTCTACCTTCTTTTGTCGGGTCAAAAGTATCGGTCATGATCACACCTGCACTTTCTTGTCGCCGTGGATCGCGGCCATCAGACGCGCCACCTCGTCAACTGCGTGTTGGTGTTGCGGATGGCTCGCGCTCCAATATGCTTCATAAAGCGGGTTTGCCTTGTCTTCCATGATGTTTTTAACCTTCGCCGCTGCGTCTTCACCAAAGAGATCAAAGTTTTTGTCGCCTCGAATAGCCGCGTCTTCCATCATAGCCTTTGCGACGTTGCCCAGGATTTTTACGGCAATAGGATCATTCCCGAACTTCTCCGAAAAAGCGGCAATGTCCTCAGGCGAGCCACCGAAACGCTGTAACGCAGCGTCAGCACCCCGAACAAACTCATCGTATTTCTGTTTTGTCCCCAGTTCGGCCATCAGTGCCGCTTCGGTCTTTTCGGCCTGCGAGGACATCTGTGCCTCGATTTCCTTGAACGCCTCCACCTGGGCATCGTTGTAAAACTTGTAAAGCCCTTCCGCCTGCCACGGTAACAACCCCAGATAATGAGCCACCTGCTTAAATCCTGCCGTCAGTTTCTCATCCGTCGGGAACCCATCAGGCAGATTAGCCTCCAACTTATACCCATCGGCAGACTTCGGACGGCCCAGCTTATCCATGACATAATTCCAGTTCTCCGGCGTGTTCAGCTTCCCCGCGGGAATCGGTATCTTTTCCGCGCCAACAAGGGTTTGAGCGTGCTTGTAGCTCTTAAAAACGTCGCCCAGCCCCTTGCCCTCAAACGGTTTAAAAACAGGATCGTCCTTGAACTCGCCCAACAGTTCCGCGTTAATGGTTAACGGTTGATTGCCCGGCTCTGGCTGACTCCCCGGATTTGCACCCGGATCAATTCCCGGATCATCTGACATATACTTTCCCCCTTTTTCTAAAGTTTTTGCCGCAGCTCAGTTGAAAGATGCGACTTGATGAATAAAAAGACGTTTCGCTCGCCTTCCCGAAATGCCGTTTCGTGCGTGTCGCCCTTCCAATATGTGACCTCGTTGTCATGGCAAAACGATTGCAGCGCCTTCAACACTTCAAACCCTTCCGGCGTGGAGAACGTCACACCGAAATTGATTCGGAGTTGCTTTGCCGTGTTCTCCGCCGCCGCCTCTTGCTCGCGTTCCAGTTGTTCGTGGTCCTGAATAAATAAATCGTTCACTGATTAAGAGCCTCCAAAACACTGCCCTTTTCGGCCCCTTTTGCGAGGTTTGGTATCTGCTGCGCCGCACGTTCGAGCGTCTCCGCTTCCTGCTGCGCCTTCAACGCCTCCGCCCTTTTCTGCCGGATCTCTGCGACAAATTCAGGCGGATTCAGATATTTCACCGGGACACCTGCCCTCAATGCGGTACCTTGTGCAATCTCATCCAGATTATAGTTGTCCATGATCTCGGGGTTGATCTGTGCCAGGGGAGCAACCGCGTTGAGCGTGTCCACCGTTGCGCGCGTCTCGTAGGCTTTCATCATAAGCGCCAGGCGGCCAGTATATTCAACCTCGAGCCCTTGCCCCATCAGTTCGCGCGGCGGAGGCAAAATAGCCCCGGCCCGGAACAGCAACCAAAATACCCGGCTTAAAAACGGGTCCAGCAACTCCACTTGCTGCCGTCCCAGAGCCGGACCAAGAATGTAAATATTTTCTTCTAGCCGCTTGCTGATCTCATAGGCAGTCCGGTCCGTCCGGTTATCAGACGCCAGCAGTTGAAATAGGTCGTTATAAAAGGCGTCTTTAATTGCCCGGCGGCGGCCCTCTTCCACTTCCAACGCAATTTCGAAACGGCCATTGCTTTGCAGTTGTTTCGGCTCATGCCCTGGTTTGTGGTAGATAATTCCTGCGGGACGCGTGACGGTCGTTGACAGGGCGGCCTCGGAGGTCGCCAAAAGCGGCGGGTCAATCTGTTTTTGAATGCCACGCCAATTATCGTAACACATCTGGTTAAGCATTCGCCCATCTGGCAGCGCATCCATGCCCGGAGAGCGGCCGTATTGCTCGTTTTCATCCTTCTCCCATCGCGGCACGGCATAGGGGAATTCCTGATAACCGGATTCAGCCAGGACATTCTTTGCCTCTTTTTCAACCCATACTGACGCATACGGCATATTGAGGTTATCGGCTTTATTCCAATTATAGTCGTCGCGCGGATATACAGCATGGATCACGTCAAATGTTTCGGTATATTTTTGATCCTTGTGGGCCTTTTGAACCTTCTCAGAGCATTTATCCCCCCATTTCTGAATCATCTGCCGACAGGTAAACCGTTCGAGACGATAAACCGAATCAACAACGCCTTCAGCATCCTCCAACACACAGCAATTTCCAATGGAAAACGCCTGACAGTTCAGCGCATATCGTTTCCCTGGTTCGACATAAAGCACCGCAGTCCCAGCCCACCCTTCGGACCGGTAAACCTGCTGAAGCGCTAAAGGGGTATTTGATGCGTTTATAGCTGAACGCATGCGGTCAGTCGTGTCGGCCAGCCAATATTTCACGTTGGATATTTCCGCGATGGATTTATTCTTTACAGTCAGAGAAAACCACGGCGTTGCCTGCGGCGTCAGATTGCCGAACAACCCATTGGCAAAAACACGATGCGCCCGGATTGCTGTGCCGTCGTAAATGTTTTTGTGCCTCTTCCCACCCGCGACCCACTGATCATAAAGAAATTTAACCGCTACTAGATACTCGGATATTTCGCGCAAATGCGCTTGATACGCAGCTTTGTCGCTATCGAGTCGGTTGTATATCTCAACAATTTTTTTACCGTCAGCAGGTGTCGCCATTATACCGCCGCTCCCGTAGTGTCACGCCCGGATTTGCCTGCGCCCAGAAGCCGTTTTTTCTGGACCGGGGCTCTATCGCCTGCTTTATCGCCTGCAAATTCCTTTTCGGTGGCCGTCGGCATAGCCTTTAAGATTCTCCGCTTTTCATCCTTCACAGCGGCGTTGCTGCCCGCCGTGTCGTCCGTCGGCATATTCCCCGGAGTCAGTGGCACGCTTGCCGTTTTCGGGGCCTCCGGTGCCTTTTTGGGCGGAATAAACACAGGGGGTTTGTCGGGCCCCCCGATGATTTTTTTCAACAAAAACGCGCCGAGCATCTCAGCCATATTATCGCCTCCCGAATAGATTGTAATCGGCCTGCCGTACATCGCGGCCATAGGTGAATATATCAGCTCCATTGTCCTGCATCTGCGGGAGCCTCCGCATTGCGGAAACCTTCATCGTGGACATGGAGCAATAAACGACCGCGTCCCCATCATCCGGGGACCGGCCCAAACGCTTCTTGATTTCTTCCTTGCTTTCGATCAGGATTCCCCCGGGCGTGAGTTTCCACAAAGGCGAGCACAGATCAGCTTTCAACTTTGAATCCGGAGGCAAAGCCACGCGCGCGCCCGTTTCCGGATCCAGCATTTCCCGGAATCTCCACCAGATCATTGCTCTCAAATTGCGGAATCTTAATTTCCCCGTGGCCTTGTCTGTCTGTGCGTTTGTGGTCAAAGTGTCATAACCTACCACCGGAATCACTTGCATCCCGTTTGATTCCAAGTGCCCAATGGTTTCACCACCAACACCGAGCGCATCCACATGCACCGGCGCGCCATCTCGCAGGCAGGAAACAATCAAACCCGCTGTCACTGATCCGTTTGGCGTCTCTTTCCCCGGCCATCGTTTAAGCGGCGCGTACCAGTTTCCGTATCGTGTTGAAACAACCGTGAAGTCCGAACCGCCCCGCGCTACGTCCGCCCCGCACGAATCCATTTCCCCGCGCTGCCCTTCCGGCGTCCATCGTTCCATGGCCAGTTCAACCCATCGTGTCGGAATAACTTGCCAAACCGAATCCTCGATACCGGCTTTAAAATCAGCATTGAGCATTTGAGAGCGTAAAGGCTCTGGAAGGGCTTGCAATGTTGCCTCATATCCCGTGGCCATGAGAAACGGATTGTCTGTCACCCTGGAACTGATAAACGTCCTTGAAAGAGGTTGAACCATTCGCCCATTGAGCTTGAACGGCCTGCCGGATTCTACTTCAACATCCTTGCCGTCGATAGTGGTAAACCATCGAAGCTCGCCAGGCTGTGCAGGATTCGGATGTTTTTCATCGAGCCACGGAGCCCAATACTGAATTACCCACCGGCCGTTTTCATCCGTCGGCGGATTTCCCGCACAGATCACACGGCATCGCTGGCCCTGCTTGGTCGTTCGCAGCCAGCCGATCAAAAACCTGAATTGTGATTCTTGAAAGTGTGTGATTTCATCAAAGCCAATAAAATCGTGAGGACGCCCCTGATACTTGATTTCATCCCCGACGTTTGAACACGATCCGAACTCAATTCGCCGGTCCTGCATTCGTAAAATATCCTGCTGCCCGTTCCAGCCCTGTCTTGATTTCAGAATTTCATCCAGTAACCGCGATTGAATACCGACAAGCTGCGTCGCTTGCCGCCTGAAAATAATCGAGCTTGTGTGTTCCGTTAACGCCGCGCCAAGAAGCAAATCCGATTTACCGCCACCAGCCGCGCCGCCGTAGAAAACAATATCCGCCATGCTATCCAGCGCGTCTTGCTGCGGCCCTGGCATCGGAACCCAGACAGGCAAAGAAGCGCCGACAATCTCATCAAACTCCGCCCGCTCATCGTCGGTCAGTGTTGACAGAATGTCGGTGATTTCTTCAATCTTTGCCGCTGCGCTTTTCGCCATCCGCCTTTTTCCTCTTTGCTGCCTGATTCATCAGATAAACAAGTCGCGTTGCCCGTTCCATGTCCGTGAATACATCCCCCGTGATGCGCTGGGGTTTTCCGGTTTCATCGGGAAATTCTACCTGCGTCGGCGGCTTCATCCTCAACAACTCGATTGCCAGCTTTGCCGCGTCCAGCCTCACATTGTGATCCACCAGCGGCTTCGAGTACGCGAAACCGGACATATCCTTGTCGTATGTCGCTTTGATTACGTGCGCATCTAGCCCCTCGCGGATACGCTTTAAGACTTTCGACTTTGTAAGACCCGCCTTTTTGCATTCCTTCGCCGTTTCCTCCATTGCGATTTGCGCGGCTTTTGCGCCTATTTCCGCGGCCGTAGTCTGCTGCTTTTTCATGGCGGCTTAATTGTATTTGATTGTTTAAATATGTGTGAGGCGATTAAAACGTGAAGACTAAGCAAAAAAGGGGTGAAATGGGGTGAAATTAGGTATTTTTTTGCCGTTTTATTTTATCAAAATTGATTGCCCATGATTTAAATTCATTTTCGATGATGAACGGCGTGCCGTTTGGGAAATATCGGATAGGCAGACCATAATCGCGCTTCCACGTCCTTATGGTCTGCCATGTGGTGATGTTAGTGTATTGGCTTAATAATTCAAGTATATTTTCCCTACCTGACGCCCAGGGGGAATCCGCATTTTTACTCATCTGCCATGCTTTCATAGAAAGGACATTTTTCAGCTATTGCTTTAAATGTTTTATTTTTATAATGTTTTCCAATCTTTAACACGTTTTTAAATATCTTATCCTTAGCCTCTTTGCCTGTAATTTCCATCACAATCATACCAGCAGCACATGATACTGTTGCATTGTCGTAATCAATCACCAACGAACCGAATGATTTATTTTTGGTTTTTGGTTTTATTGTTTGATAATGCCGCGGATTTACTGAATAAGTTGTTTTTGCACTTATAACAGCTTTTTTAATCGGTATTTTTGCTTTTAGATTTTTACAATCAATACAGTTTTTTTCAGTCATACACTCCCCTTTCTGTCAAAACGTTACCTCTTTGCAATATGCCACAATTTCGTCGCGGCCGTTTGCTAGTCCTACTTTCTGGGCCATCATATCACCCCTCCCAATTTGTGTTTGTTCGCTCCCCTCCTAAGCGTTCACGTTCGATAAATCCCCGGCGTCCTTCTTTTCAACCTTCTTCCGGAGCTTGTCATATCGCTTATGCAGATCCATCATGGCCGCCTCAACCTGGCGGGCGTGATCCCCTCATTTGTTGAGGGCCTCGGATAGTAATAAGATTGCCGCGTTTTCTTCTGGTTTCATGTTCTTTGCAGGTTCCTTATCGTTTGAGTTTTGGCGTCAAAGATAACCTCAAACCGGCCAGTCTCCCCGTTACGGTGTTTGGCAATGTCAAATTCAGCCAGGCCACGCTTCGGGTTATCTTCTGATTTATCGTAAACCTCATCCCGGTAGATGAAGATGATTATGTCCGCGTCCTGTTCAATAGCGCCAGACTCGCGCAAATCCGACAGCATCGGGTGTTTGTCGGGCCTGCCGTCCACGTTTCGGTTTAGTTGCGATAATCCAATGACGGGTATTTCCAGCTCTCGCGCAATGGCCTTTAGTGTCCGGCTGATTTCCGCTACTGCCTGCT